CTTAACGCCTCGCGCGCAGGTAACGATTTGCGCATGACACAAGCGAGCACCTACACCCCCGAACTGGCTGACGAGATCTGCGAGCGCATCGCGAATGGTGAGACGCTGCGCGCGGTCTGTCGGGACGCGCACATGCCGTCTTGGGTGACGGTCTACACGTGGCGCAAGACCTACCCGGAATTCTCGGAACGCTTTGCACTGGCTCGTGAGCTGGGCGCCGACGCGATTGCCGAGGAAGCGCTTGAGATCTCGAATACGCCGCGCGCAGGCGAGCGCACGGAAGAGAGCGACACCGGGTACAAGACCGTGCGTGAAGACATGCTCGGGCATCGCAAGCTGCAGATCGAAACGCGGCTCAAGCTGCTGGCCGTATGGTTCCCGCGCAAGTACGGCCAACGCATCGACATGACCACGGGCGGCGAATCACTGAACCTCACCGCCGAAGACCGCGCGGCCAAGCTGGCGGCGATTCAAGCCGCAGCAGCGCACCGCAAGGCGCAGCAGGAAGACGGCGCCGACCTGCTATGACCGCCGCCGAGCTAGAGGCGTTACGGCCGTACATGACGCCCGAGGAACGGGCCGAAGTCGACATGCTGCTGGCCACATACACGCCGCCCCTGTGGAGCCCGCTACGCGGCCCGCAAACGCTCGCATACGAGTCAAACGCCGATGTCATAGGCTTCGGTGGCGCGGCCGGTGGCGGCAAGACCGATCTCGCAATCGGCAAGGCGCTCACACAGCACCAGAAATGCATCGTGGTTCGCAAGAACGGTACCGAGCACGTCGGCATGGTCGACCGCATGAGCGAGTTGCTCGGCAACCGCGACGGATGGTCGAGCAAGGACGCGATTTGGCGCTTGCCTAGCGTGCAAGTTGAGTTCGGCTCAGTGCCGAACATGGGCGACGAGCAGAAGTATCGCGGCCGCCCACACGACCTGATCATCTACGACGAAGCCGCCGAGATCCCTGAGTTCCAGATCCGCTTTCTCATGGCGTGGAACCGGACCACGGACCCGAAGCAGAAGTGCCAAACCCTGCTCACGTTCAACCCGCCATCATCCGCTGAGGGTCGTTGGCTGATCGAGTTCTTCGCGCCCTGGCTCGATCGCAAATACGCCGGCAAGCGTGCCGCGCCGGGCGAGCTGCGATGGTTCGCAACCGTCGACGGCCACGACCAGGAAGTCGCAGACAGCACGCCATTCGAGCACGGCGGCGAGCTCGTGATCCCGCGCTCGCGCACGTTCATTCCGTCGCGCGTCACCGATAACCCGCACTTGGTGGGCACGAACTACGTGTCGCAATTGCAGGCATTGCCCGAGCCGTTGCGCTCGCAAATGCTCTACGGCTCATTCGAGGCAGGCATGGAAGACGACGCGATGCAGCTAATCCCGACCGAGTGGGTCGACATCGCAATGGCGCGCTGGCAAGCGAAAGACGCCAAGCCGCCGATGGATTCGATCGGTGTGGACGTGGCGCGAGGCGGGCGCGACAACACGATCATCGCGCGGCGCCACGGCATGTGGTTCGACGAAGCGATCGTCAAGCCCGGCACAGCGACGCCCGATGGCCCGACGGTGGCTGGCCACACGATCGCCGTGCTGCGCGACAACGCGCCGATTCACATCGACGTGATCGGCGTGGGCTCGTCGCCTTACGACTTCCTGAACCAGATGAGCGTGCAGGTCTATGGCGTGAACGTCTCGGAAGCCGCGCGCGGCGTGGACAAGTCGGGGCGGCTGCGGTTTTTCAACCTGCGCACCGAGCTTTGGTGGCGCATGCGCGAGGCGCTCGACCCGACCGCGAATAACGGCATTGCGTTACCGCCGGACAAGCGCCTCGCCGCGGATCTGTGCGCCCCGAAGTGGCGCGTGCAGGGCAAGACGGTGCAGGTCGAATCGCGCGACGACATCGAAAAGCGCATCAAGCGCTCGCCCGATTGGGCGTCCGCGTACGTGCTGGCACTGATCGACACGCCAAAGGTGGCCGACCTGCAGCGTTCACATACCGATCGGCACGCCGAATACGATCCGTACGCATATTCGATGCCGCGCAACCGCGGCGAGCACAACCCGTACACGTAAAGCCCCATGCGCGCCGCCATCCGCCAATGCACGTTCGACGAACTCGCCAGTGCGGCGAGCTTCGACCTGCTGTGCGCGGAATACGCAGCCGAGTCGGGGCGCATACCGGGGCTTGGCGCGCCCAATGTCGACCGCGCGATGTACCGCGCGATGGAAGCCGCCGGGATGGGGCAATGCATCGGCGCATGGTGCGGCGATGAACTCGTGGGCTTCGGCGTTGTGACGCTGTCGACACTGCCGCACTACTCGAAGCTGCTCGGTTGCCTGATTTCGTTCTTCGTCGCCGCAGCGGCGCGCAAGAGCGGGGCAGGCACGCAGATCCGCGAAGAAGCCGAACGCATCGCGAAAGCGCGCGGCGGCGTGGGCCTGATGATCAGCGCCCCGGCAGAAAGCCGCCTCGACGTGATCCTCCCGCGCATCGGCTACCAGGCAACGAATCGCCTGTACTTCAAGGGCTTCGAATGACGCACGCTCTTGCCCCGCTTTCGCCCGCGCTCGTTGCGCCTGACACGCAGACGCTCGGGCTGCTGCGCGACATCGACGCTCGCATGCTCGAGCTACCGCAAAGCGAGATCCCGATCGATCACCTGATCCACGGCGGCATGTACGCGAGAACCGCGCACGTACCCGCCGACCAGCTCGTATCGGGCGCGCTACTGAGCCGCGCGACGGTGCTCGTGCTGCAGGGCGACGTAACGATGTTCACGGGTACCGAATCGGTGCGGCTCACGGGCTACCACGTGTTACCGGGCAGCGTAGGGCGCAAGCAACTATTTCGCACGCACACCGAAACGCACATGACGATGGTCTTGCCCAGCGCTGCGCAATCGGTTGACGAAGCCGAGCACGACTTCACCGACGAACCCGAACTGCTCGCGCGAGCACCGGGTACCGTCACGATCACAGGGGAAAAAGCATGAGCGGAGTCATCGCGGGTATTGGCGTAGCTGTGGCCGCTGCCGGCGCTATCGCGGCACACGTGCAGGCGAACCAGCAAGCCGCAGCACAACGTGGCGCCGCGGCCGATGCCGCACGCGCTGCGGGTACCGCACAGAAGGGCACGGCGGCGGATACCTCGAGCCTGAGCGCGGGCGGCACGCCCGCTGCTGCTGGCGTCAATAGCGGCCCGTCTTCGACGCTGCTCACTGGCTCGGGCGGTGTGGCGAGCTCGGCCCTGAACTTGGGCGGTGCTGGGGCCGGCCTTGGCTCGAATACGCTGCTGGGCAGCTAATGGCAACGCTGCTCACGAACGACCAAAGCGCCACACCGGACGCGAACGCAGACAAGCCCAGCTTGTCGGGCGGCAACGCGAAGCCGGTGAAGACGCGCAAGGAACTGATCCTGCGGCGCTGGTACGCGCTCAAGAGCGAACGGTCGTCGTGGATTCGTGAGTACAAGGACATCAGCAATGTGTTGCTGCCGCGTGCCGGCCGTTTCTTCGTCGAGGATCGCAATCGCGGTAATCGACGCAACCAGAACATTTTCGACAGCACGGCTACCAAATCGCTGCGCGTGCTCGGCGCTGGGCTCATGGCCGGGGCAACATCACCCGCACGGCCGTGGATCGCGCTCAAGACGCCGTATGACGACCTGAACAAAAAGAAGCCCGTCAAGACGTGGTGCGCCGAAGTCACGAAGCTCATTCTCGACATCTTCAACCGGTCGAACGTGTACCGTTCGCTGCACTCGATGTACGAGGAAATCGGGGCATTCGGCACGGGCGTCGCGATCATCATGGCCGACTATCAGGACGTGATTCGCATGTACCCGCTGACCGCGGGCGAGTACTGCATTTCGACGAGCGATCGCGGGGAAGTCGATACGCTCTATCGCGAATTCCAGAAGACCGTCGCGCAACTCGTGAAGCAATTCGGCTACGAGAACGTGAGCGACAACACGCGCAACATGTACGACCAAGGCAACTTGGACGTATGGCGCACGGTCATTCACTGCATCGAGCCGAACGAAGACCGCGACCCGAGCAAGTCTGACGCGCGCAACATGGCGTGGACCTCGACCTACATCGAGGTGGGCGGCTCGTCGGATTCGCAGCAGACATCGAACCAAGGCACGACGGGCGGCGATAACGCGCTGCTGTCAGTGTCGGGTTTCAAGAAATTCCGCGTGGTCGCGCCGCGGTGGTCGACCTACGGCGGCGACATCTACGGCAACGGGCCGGCGATGGACGCGCTCGGCGACATTCGCCAGCTGCAGCACGAGCAGTTGCGCAAGGGCCAGGCGATCGACTACATGACGAAGCCGCCATTGCAAGCGCCCACGTCCCTCAAGAACCACGACATCGACACGCTGCCGGGCGGCATTTCGTATTCCGACTCGGCCACGCCGAACGGTGGCATTCGCTCGATCTACGAGGTGAATCTCCCGCTGCAGTACTTGCTCGAGGACATTCAGGACGTGCGCGGCCGCATCCGCAGCGCCTTCTACGAAGACCTGTTCCTCATGCTCGCGAACAACACGAACGCGAACATGACCGCGACCGAAGTCGCCGAGCTGCACGAAGAAAAGATGCTCATGCTCGGCCCGGTGATCGAGCGCTTGCACGACGAACTACTCAAGCCGCTCGTCGACGCGGCGTTCGACATCATCGTCGAAGCCGGGTTGTTGCCGCCGCCGCCGCCCGAACTGGCCGGCGTGCCGCTGCAGGTCGAGTTCGTTTCGATCCTCGCGCAAGCGCAAAAGCAGATCGGCACGAACAGCATCGACAAGCTGACCGTCGCGCTCGGCGGCGTCGCGATGATGCAGATCAACGCGCAACAAGCGCCGACGGTGCTCGACAACTTCGACCCCGACGGCTGGTATCAGCAATACACCGATGCACTCGGCACAGATCCGGGGCTCGATGTCGACCCCGATCAGCGCGACCAGCAGCGCGCAGCGCGCGCCAAGGCCGCGCAGCAAGCGCAACAGCAAGCGGCGATGCAACAAGCCGCCGAGACGGCCAAGACTGCAGCGCAGGCACCGACGCAGGGCGGCGCGAGCAATGTGCTGTCCGACACCATGAGCAATCTCACCGGATACACAGGCGGCCCGCAATGATCTCCATGAAGCTCACGCCCGCCGAGGCGAAATCCGAAACGATGCTCGCGGAAGCGGATGAAGCACCGCAATACCCGTACGGGCTGACGATCTGTCTCGACGACGACATTCTCACGAAGCTCGGCATCGACCCGGCAAACCTACCGAAAGTCGGCGCGGTGTTCTACATCGAAGCCAAGGCCGAGGTATGCAGCACGAGCCAATACCAGAATCAGGACGGCGCCGATACGAGCCTGTCGCTGCAGATCACCGACATGTCGCTGTCCACTACCGACGATGACGCGGGCAAGCCCGACATCGCAAACCGTCTCTACGGTAGCTGACCGTTCACATACCCCGCGGGGCCGCACTTATTCTCCGCAACCATGAGCAGCGACTTCAACCCGACCGACCTCGCCGCGCTGGACGAACAGCGCGCAGCCGCGAAAGAGCAAACGCGGTTCGATGTCGCGATCGAGCTTGACGATATTCGTTGGCTCATGAGCGGCAAACGCGGCCGTCGATTCATGTGGCGCCTGCTCGGCGACGCCCGGCTGTACCAGCAGTCGTTCGACGGCAACGCGAACTGGTCGATCTTCAACGAAGGCAAACGCAGCATTGCGCTAAAGCTCATGGCACAGATCCATTCGATCGACGGTGGTGCTGAGTTGTACGCGCAGATGGCGACGGAAGCGAAGGTAAAGGACAAACCAAATGGCTGACCTCCCCACTGATAGCCAGGCGGCACCGGCAGACGCGACCAGCACAGCGGCAAGCCCCGCCGTTGCACCGCAGAGCCAGGCAGCAGCGCCCGAAGCCAGCACCGCGCCGGCAACGAGCATCGAAGCAAAGCCAGTCGAAGGCCAAGAAGCGAAACCGGGCGAGAAGCTCGACGACGCAGCAAAGCCCGCCGAAGTGACTTACGAGTTCAAGGTACCCGAGGGATTCGATCCGAATACCGAAGGCATGAACGAGTTGAAGGCAACGGCGAAAGAACTTGGCCTGACGCCGGAACAGGCGCAGCGCATTGCAGATCTCGGCGTGAAGCAGGCGCAAGGGTTTGCGGCGCAACTTGCCGATCAACAAAAGACGCTGACCGCCCAATGGGCGGAAGAAACGACGACGGACAAGGAAATCGGTGGCGACAAGCTGCCCGAGAACCTCGGCGTCGCGAAGAAAGCGCTCGACACGTTCGGCACGAAAGAGCTTAAGACGCTGCTGAATCAAAGCGGCCTTGGCAATCACCCGGAGATCGTCCGGTTCATGGTCAAGGCGGGCAAGGCAATCAGTGAAGACGGGAAGCTCGTAACGGGTAGCGCAGCGCAGGCAGATCGCGCGGCAATGCCGATCGAGAACCGCCTTTATCCGAACCAGAAATAAGGGGCGTACATCATGGCCGTACTTGGCACCAAGAACCCGACGCTGCTCGATGTAGCGAAGTCGCTCGACCCGAACGGTACGACCGCCGATGTCGTCGAGTTGCTCAATCAGACGAACGAAATTCTGCTCGACGCCACCTGGGCCGAAGGCAACTTGCCGACGGGCCATCGCACGACTGTCCGCACCGGCTTGCCGTCGGTCGTGTGGCGTCGCATGTACGGCGGCGTGCCGGCGAGCAAGTCGACCCGCGCACAGGTCGACGAAGCGTGCGGCATGTTGGAAGCGCGCAACGAAATCGACGTGAAGGCCGCAAACCTGAACGGCAATAGCGCGTCGTTCCGCCTCTCGGAAGCGAACGCGTTCCTCGAAGCGATGAACGAGACGATGGCCTCGACGCTGTTCTACGGCGACACGACGGTCTTCGCCGAGCGCTTCAACGGCCTTGCGACGCGCTACAGCACGATCGCGGGCGCGCCCAACGGGAACAACATCGTCGACTGCGGCGGCACGGGTTCGAACAACTGTTCGATCTGGCTCGTGAGCTGGGGCGATCAGACGTTGACCGGCATTTTCCCGAAGGGCACGAAGGCCGGCATCATCCACCAGGATCTCGGCGAGATCGATGCGTTCGACGCAAGCAACAACCGCTTCCGCGCCCTGGCCGATCGTTGGGAATGGAACTGCGGCATTGCGCTGAAAGACTGGCGCTACACCGTGCGCGCGGCAAACATCAACGTGGCCGATCTGGTCACGTCGACCGCGCCGACGTTCCCCGGCGTGCAAGGCACGTCGCCGGTCAGCTTGCCGGACGTGCTGATTGAAATGACCGCTCGCTTGCCACGCCAAGGCGTGGGCCGCCCGGTGTTCTACGTGAACCGGACCGTGGGCAAGATGCTGCGCCGGCAAGCGATGAACAAGTCGCAGAACGCGCTGAGCATCGAAGTCGCGCAAGGCCAGATCACGACGATGTTCCTCGGCATCCCGATTCGCATTTGCGATCAGCTGCTTTCGACCGAAGCGCGCGTCGTCTAAGGCAACGTCGGCGGCCGCACGCCGCCTGCTTCGATTCCGCAATTTAGGAGCGGCACACCATGATTCTCGATCAGCAAAGCCTGTTCTCGGATGCGCAGGCCATCACCGCCTCGGCGAATTCGAGCAACGTCATCGATACGTTGCCCGGCGGCCAAAACACGAAGTCGGGCATCGGCGACGGCCAAGACATCAGCCTGTTTGCACAGGTTGGCACGGCATTCGCCACGCTCACGTCGTTGAACGTTCAACTGGTGTCGGCAGACGATTCGACGCTCACGACGAACGCGATCGTGCACTACGACAGCGGCGCGATTCCGGTCGCATCGCTGGTGGCCAAGGCGCGGGTTGTCGGACTCGATCTGCCGTACGGCAAGTACCGCCGCTACGTCGGCCTCAAGTACGTCGTGACGGGTACGAACGCCAGCGCCGGCACGATCACGGCCGGCCTCGTCGAAGACCTGCAGACGCTCAACGGCACGGTCGATTACGCGAAGGGCTTCACGGCCTAAGCGGATGCCGGGCTTCGGCCCGGCTCTTTCGACTGAATCGGAGCGCAAGACATGGGAATCAAGGTTATCGCCACCGCGCCGGGCTACTACGGCCATTACCGCGAGCCGGGCGACGAGTTCGAAATCGCAGACGACGAAGCGTTTCACCACTCGTGGATGGAGCGTTCCGACGGCAAGCCGATGAAAAAGCCAAAAGTAGCGCAGCCGCAAGCTACCGGCAACAACCCCGCCGGGGCGCTGCCGCGCAACCCCGCCTTAGAAGCCGACCTGTCGTAAGCGGCTCGCGCAACGGTGAGTGAGTACGGGAGCCCGCGCGGTTCCCGTTTTTATTTGAGGCCCGGCAATGGCAAGTGAAATCGATATTTGCAATCTGGCGCTCGCTCATCTAGGCGATCGCGCCACGGTGTCGAGCATCAGCCCGCCCGAAGGCAGCGCTCAAGCCGAGCACTGCGCACGCTTCTACCCCGTCGCGCGTGATCTCGTGCTCGAGGCGCACGAATGGGGTTTCGCCACCAAGCGCGCGAACCTCGCACTGCTGGCAGACATCCCGCCGCCTGGCTTTCAGTTCGTGTACCAGGCACCAAACGACTGCCGCAACATCATCGACTTGATCGATCCGAACGCGCCGACGTTCTATCCGATCGACGAGCGTTGTGGTCACTGGCAAGACGACGCGTTCACGATGGGCGCCGTACCGTATGAACTCGAATCACGAACAGACGGCACGGGCGTGATTTACACGAATCTCGAAAACGCGATGATCCGCTACGTCGCGAGTATCACCGATACGACGAAATTCAGCGCACAGGTTGTCGATGCGATCGCATGGCTGCTCGCTGCATACCTCGCCGGCCCGGTGATCAAGGGCGACACCGGCGTAGCCGCGGCGAGGGTAATGATGCAGGGATACACGGTCAGCCTATCGGCCGCGAAGGTCAACGACGCGAACAACCGGCGCCGGTCGATCTCGCAGTCGCAACGTCCCGCCCCCTGGATTCAGAATCGATAATGGCAAACGTAAAGAGCCTGCTTCGCTCATTCGCGGCCGGCGAGATCACGCCGGAGCTATTCGGCCGGGTTGATTTGGACCAGTTCCAAACCGGGCTCGCCACGTGCCGCAACTTCATCACGCTGCCGCACGGCCCCGCGGTGAACCGCGCCGGCACCACGTTCGTGCTCGCGACCAAGAGCAGCCCAACACGCTCCCGCCTCATCCCGTTCACATACAGCATCACGCAGACGATGGTGCTCGAATTCGGCGTTGGCTATATCCGTTTCCATACGAATGGGGAAACGCTGCTAACCGCCGACGGCAGCGCGATCTATGAGGTAGCAACGCCCTACGCCGAAGCCGATCTGTTCGACTTGCACTACGTTCAGTCGGCTGACGTGATGACGATCGTCCACCCGAACTACCCGCCGATGGAGCTGCGCCGCCTCGGTGCGTCGAACTGGACGCTAACGAGCATCAGCTTCGTGTCGTCAATGACGCCGCCCGCGGCGTGCACGGCCGTTGCCACGCACGGGTCTACCGGCACGCCGAACTATGTCGATTATCAGTATTGCGCCACGTCTCTAAGCAGCACGGGCGAAGAATCGCTGCCGTCGCCTATCGCGACCTGCAATAATGATCTGACGCTCGCCGGCTACACAAACACAATC